GAGAAACACCGACAATTTGATAATTTAATTGGCTTACTTCTGTAACAGATATAACTCTAAAAATTTGTAGTTGTAATGATGTATTTTCAATTACCCAAACGCTGTTTGCCTGCGGAACAGATGAAAAAGCTGAATCCACAGTTATTGTTGTTCCTGAAATTGTACTGATAGATTTAGTTTCCAAACTGCCATCAGATAAAATTACAGATAAAGTTGCAGAATCAGTTGTTGCTAAATCTGTATTATTTTCATCGTCAACGATAATCTGTGTAGTAGAAACACCTGTCTTTATTCTCCCTCCTCTTCTTACCCCTGCCCGCATAGGATCTTGTATATTTATAACAGCACCAGGTCTTACAAGTGTTCCCGCTTCGAGTGTTGTTGTAAAAGTCACTGTTTGCGCTTCATTGGATTGTGTATATAAAAACCACTTGCCGAGCCTTGAAGCTTGCCCCCTTGATGTCGTTGCAAATCCTCTTAAATTTTTTACAACTTGCCCATATTTTGCTTGTAATGCTGTATCTTCTACAGTTTCATAATCAATCGTTTGAGTTTCATTGTCAAAATAAGCAACATTAACAACAGTGTGTTTTGTTGACTTGCTTGTGTTGCTATAAGTAAAACCTTCAGGCGTTACGTTTGATAAATTAAATAAATAAGAAGCATCTGTAGGTTTATCGCACGAAATTGAAATAGCACCTGCTGAATAGAAAGGCATCACACGCATAACAGAACAAAGTTCATTAATTAAGTTGTATGCTTCTTTTCTGGTATTTATTACGACATTACATGCAAATCTTGGTTCTGTTCCGCCTTGACCATCATCAACTTGCGCTGATGCGTATTGACTTGCTGCAAAAAAACTAAAAACGTCAAGTTGACTTTCTGCAATATGATCTCCAAATCCTTTAAAAGTAGTTAATAAATCGTATAAAATCCATGCAGGGTCATTTGTCCAAGCCTTGTCAGCTTTAAAAGATCCATTAAATGTTCCGCTGTAACTTAAAGATCCATCAGTTCTTACAGTTGCATTATGAGGGATTTTTATTTTTGTTCCGCGTAGCCGATACATACGGCGGGGTTGTGTTGGAAAGGTTTCAGCGTCAAAGCGTAAAGCAACATGAGCCGAGTTTGCGTATGCTCTTTGTTCATTTATTATTTCTGTGAAGGATGACCATTGAAAAGCGTTCACATGAGTTGATTCTGTACTATCCGCCGTTGTTCTGTTTACTCTTATAGTGACAGGAAAAGAAGTAGAAGATTTTAAATTTATTTTGTAATCACGAAAGTACGTGCTTGCTGTTCTGCCTTTTACTGTGTCTGAAATAACTGTTGTTGTTGTTCCATCGTTTTCTATTGTTTGAATTGTAAGAGCTACTTCTGAACCATTTATATCGCCATTATCTTCAAATTTTTGTAATTGTGGAAAACCTATTGTCACCCTTACTGCATTTATTGAAGTATTTGTAATTGATCTTGAAACAGGTGTATCTTGAGTAACTACAACACCAACTGCATTTTCTGTTTCTATTTCAGAAATACCTTGAATTGCTGTTTGATCTGAAGTTCCAAATCTAGGTTCAAAAGTAATATTTTTAAAATTAAAATCTGAATCGCTTGGGCTTGTGCCTGCTGATTGTTGCAAAACTTGAGTTCCATTGAGAAAAACGTCTTTCAATGCTGATTGATTATATTCTGCCGAACCCTGTGAACCCGTAGCAGAAGGAAAACCTTCAATCTCTCCTTCGCCTAAAAGTTCAACAAGTGTTTGAAACTGTTTAGACGCGAGAACGTCTTCAGGTAAATTTGGATCATTTATCAAGCCTAATGCTTCAAATACTCCACTATTTAAAAGCGCACCAAACATTAATTAGCCCCCTCGACTTGAACAGTATCAATTCCTGAACTTATTACAACGGATCCTGTGAAAACTTCTCCATAAATAATAGGAACGGCAACGCCGGCAACACTAACGTTAGAAATTCCAGAAAATCCAAACGATGCAGCAGCTTCAGGATCGTTCTGTGAAAAACTATCAGAAACATTTCCTGTAGGAACCGAAGGCGTAGGCATTATTAAAGAAGTAATACCATCAATAGCAAGATCAGTTGCAAAAGCTGTTGCAATAGAACCGACAACAGGAATTGCACTTATAGCTCCCGCCGCTGTTATTGCCGCGCCACCGATAGCTGTTGCGGCTCCTACGGCTGCACTTGCCACCGCTGCCCCCGCACTAAAGACAGAACCAACTAAAGCTACAGCGGGCGCTGATCCTACAGCTACAGGAATAATTTGTATATCACCCTGTCCTTTCATGCCGATAAAATCAAGATCAACTTCTAAATTATTCATTTTTATTTTGTAAAATTGATCGGCCATGTGTCTTTCAACTTCAGGAAAGTTTGCCAATAAAAATCTAACAGCTTCAGCAGGGCTAGAAACAGCCGCTTCAAAATATGGTTGTCCTAAAAATTTCCTTAATCTACCATAAATTCTAATTTTTTTAAGATGCATATCTATAAACCCCTCTAAGTGCTTTTTGATATTTTAAATCAAATAACTCGCGGCAACTCAATCTTCTTATATTATGATTCAAAATCATATTATCACCTATATATACAGCGACATGATCTAAATTTTTCGTGACAGTCTCAAACAATAAAACATCACCTATTTGTATATCGTCAAAATTATCTTGTTTAACAAAACCTGTTATGGGTAAACCACGTTCAAATAATGGATCATTTAAAAAATCTTTTATTCTTTTTGGTCTTTCCCAAATTTTCAAATCAATATTTTTTGTTTCTTTGTACCAATCGTGAATAATTGACCAACAGTCATAAACGCCCCAAATAAAACTACGACCAATCAAAGAGGGCGCTTTATATCCACTAGGTTCAAAATTATGCCATTCTTTATTTTCTACGCTGTATATATACCAAGGCAAGCCAAGATGTTCGCAGCTTGCTTTGTCATTATCTGAAGGATAACAAGAACCGACAGGGTGACTATGAACAATGCCAATAATTTCGCCTGTGTCTTCACATTCTGCCCAATCATCAGGGTCAATAACAAAATATTCAAATCCACTTTCCGCTATATTTTTACAAGGCCAATAAGTTTCTTTCCCTTTTATTATCGCCAAAAGACCGCAAGATTCTTTCGGCATACATTCTTTAATATGTTTGATAGCTTCATCTTTCCAAGTCATTGATTAACAAAAGTACCGACACCAGGAAAATCTTTACGTGTGACTTGTCTTTTTGGTGCTCTTATATTCATTAAATCTAAAGCAGAAACAAGTTCAAATTGCACAATATCTCTATTTTCAACAATTTTACGATCAATAAAATAAATTTCTTGTGGAAGTTCTGCTGTTGTATCAGGTGTACCAAAAGGATTTTGATTTGATGGAAAGTTTGCTGCGTCTAAAAATTGACTTAAAGTTCTAATGCGTACAAATTTTGCTCCCTGTAGATCATTAAATGGCGTTGTAGCGTTTACTGTTGCCATCAATGCCGTAATAGTTCCAAGTATATTAGAAACTGTTATAGTTGGTCGTGGCAAAGAACCACGTCCAGAATATTCAAACCCTTCTGCTGATATTGGGAATTTTGTATAAGTGTTACCTTGCCAAATAATTGAAGCATTGCTATTCATCCCAACCCCAGAATGAAACCTTGTGACATCTGTTGAACCATGCAAAGCAGAAACTAAAGTCAATGTATAAAGTTCAATAATTGACTTATTAGATAATTTTTGAAGTTCTTCTGTAGGTAAAGCCATCAGGGTTCAAATACCTCTCTAAAAGTGCAATTTAATGTTGCCCTGTTATTAAATGGTATTGTTTTCGTCCATGATTGGCAAACAAACTTGCCTGCACCAGATAAAGTAACAGATACATTACCTGAATTTGTAGCACTAGCAGCAGCCGTTACAGTGAAAGTATTATCATCAGCCGTTGTTGCAATAACAAAAGAACCATCAACAGCAGATCCAGATGTGTAGTCAATTGTTACTACATCACCAATCGCAAGCCCATGATTAGAAATTGTTACTGTAACTGTTGTTCCTGACTGAGAATAAGTTCCTGTTTTTGTAAACCCTTCGCCTGGTGGAGTAAAATCAAAGCTTGCTTGATCATTTACACGACTTCTTAAAAATCCTTCAATAATATCTGATTGCTCTTCTGAAACTTCAAAAGTAAGATCAAATATTTTAGGATCTTGAGTTAGAGGTAAACCAAAAAGTGCCCTAAACTCGTAACCATCACCCAAATTAGTTGTTCTAATTTTAGGTTTGCTTGTTTTTCTAATCCCATAAGTGGGTGAAATACTTGGAAAAGTTGCCATTTATCTAGTAAGTAAGCCTCCAGGTCTTTTTTCTTTTACAAGTTGAGCTTGAACAGCAGCACCTATGACTGCTCCTAAAGCCTGTGCATCTTGGTCATTACCTGACACAGATGAACCAGACGCATCAACAGATACATTCACAATATTAGTTGTACTACCTCCAAGTTGATTATTAGGAATAATTGTACCTGAAGAACGAGGAACAAAAAGTTCTGCTCCTTTATCTCCAACAATTGATGGTTTATTAACAGGAGGTTTACCACCATCACCAAAAATTCCTAAATTTGGAATATTAACAAAATCAAAACTTTTCTTTTTATTAAATCCACCAAAT